GTGATCTTTTCACGGACTATGTTGCATATAATAACTATTTGATTGACTCGTACACACGCAAGCAAGACTTATCGGACTGTAACGGTATCTGGCGCAGGCGTTGGACCTCTAAGGAGATGGCAAAGTCTCTGATTCCCGGATACGCTAAAGAGATCGACAAGATGAAGCCTGGAGGCATGAAAGATGTACGTTTCCCACTACAGGCAGAGCTTCAGAACGTGGCTACAAGCAATCTGTTTACATATGATGAATTTTATTATCGAGCCACTCGTCCTGGTCATCTTATCTTAGATCCATACACGGGCGAAACAACCGAGTGGCAAGAGGACGAAAGCGAAGAGGAAGGCATGATGGAGCGTGTGCTCCAACAGCAGCCATGGCTTCAAGTTAAAAAGATCGAAGTGCCCACCGTTAAGCTCGTGATCGCATTGTCGGGTAAGATTGTCTATCACGGAGCGAATTTATTGGGCATCGACGAATACCCATTTGTCCCGATCCAGTGTTACATAGAACAAGACATTCAGGCGTACGCATGGCGTAAGCAAGGAATCATCAGAAACTTGCGTGATGCTCAATTTTTATATAACATGCGTAAAGTGATTGAGTTGCAAATACTACAAAGTTCTTTAAATGCGGGTTGGATTTACCCGGTCGATGTAGTGACAGACCCAAAAGCCTTTAGACAATCTAGCGGAGGCGATGGATTCCTAATTCCTTTAAAGACGGGTCACTTACCAAATGAAATCCAACGCATAGAGCCTGTAAACATTCCTCAATCACTAATTGAACTTTCTGCTAGCCTAGCAGAGGATATCACAAAGATTTCGGGTGTCAATGAAGAACTTTTGGGGAGCGCCACAGACGATAAAGCTGGAATCTTATCTATGCTTCGACAAGGAGCGGGGTTGGTTACGCTGCAAACTATATTTGACAAAGTGGACTACAGCCAACGCCTATATGGAAAAATACGACTCCAAACTATCCGAAAGAACTTTAGCAAAGGTAAGATTCGTAACATCCTTGGTCATGATGCGGACCCAAGATTCTGGTCTAGCCACAGCCAAAAGTACGCCGTCGCTGTCGAGGAGGGTAACTATAGCACCACCCAGAAGCAAATGGAACTTCAGCAACTCCTTCATTTTAAGGAGCTTGGAATACCGGTCTCCAACTCATCTATTCTTAGAGCAGCGTTTATCACAGACAAGAAGCGAGTCATTCAAGAAATGGAGCAGGAACAACAGCAACAAGCTGCTATGCAACAGGCTGAACAGGCCAATCAGGAGAAGCTGGATAATGCTAAGATTATGGGAATGTTTACAAAATCTAAAGTTGACATGGCAAAAGAGCAAGAGACTTTGGCTAAAGTTCAAGATCTACATGCTGATGCAACTTATAAGTCTTCAAAGGCTGATCTGGAAATGGTAAAAACGATGATTGAGCTTGAAGACATGGACTTACAGCACTTACGAAGTAGCCTAGAGATGGCCGAGTATATCAAGGGTATCAATAAAGGATCTCAACAAATGGCCGAATCGGCCGTATAGGAGTCATATGGCACACAGCAAAGAAGCACATGGTAAGCATGCAGCTATGCCCCAATTCAACGAAGGACACTGGGAAAAGAAACCTGGTGACGTGATGGTTGGAGGCACAAAGTATTCATCCGGTGAAATGAATCAGATGGAAGAATACAAAAAAGATGTTGATGGTCTATCTTCTTATCTTAAGAAGCACAAGGCGCAACATTAACACATAGCGGTTAAGGCGTCTTGCTGCTAAGTGGAAGGCCGCCAATGGATTTTTATGAATAGAGATTTGCGATGTACTAAATGCCATAGAACTTATCGAGGAGAAGGTTTTAACGGAGTGTGTACGGAGGAATGCTTTAAGAAAAAAATCAAAGAAGTAAAGTTTGAAAAGGTAAATCCTTTCCTTCCTAAGATTGAAAGACCGTTATTGACTAAAGAACAGATGAGAATAAAGAAAAGTAATGAAAAATGGCTAGAAAGAACAGAACCTTTGAACTCAAAACCTCAACATATGAATAATGCGCGGTTAGAAAGAGCGAGAGCCTGGTACGGTGGAGATTTGATTTCAAAAAGATTTAATCATGTAAGAGGATAGAAAATGAAGAAAGTACATCACGCACCGGACTATATCAAGAATAAGACTGCCGACGTCATAAAGCACGGAATCGGTCGCGCTGTTCCCAATGAGCAATGGGAAGTCAACCGCGATGCCACACCAGCAGGAGATTGGACTGGATGGGGAGCGTTCTTGCCTCAGGCTGGAAAGAGTAGACCTACGCCACATGTAAAGATTAACGAGTGTGATCATTGAGAGAAACAGCCGGAGAGATCTCCAACAAGCTAAAGTCTGACACCACCAAATACGACGCCCTAGAAGTCGGCCATGCAATGGCTGACGACATCGGCGATCATCTCTATGAGGCGGCTCGAACTTACCACGATATGATCAACGAGAACGAGTATTGCGTCGTAATGATCGTTGCAAAAGACCCGCTGCTTTCCAACCTTGTAAGACGCAAGTTTTACTGCTGGCCTTACTTGCCTAGCCCGCGTCCGAATCAAGCATGCTTCTTATACAACAAGCCATTAGGAAGGATAACAAAACGGCTATGGGTGCTTCCCAGTGACATGGTGATGGCAGAGCTAGCCACACTATCAGTGGTAGACAGCAGATATAAAACAATGCAGGCATGGTCATTGGCTTTCTTTGATGGCAAGTTTTGGGAGTACATTCGTTATGAACATGGTATTGATATGCTTTCCGAAACAGAGTATCTTTCAAAACATCGAGACGAACTGCTGAAAGCGGGCTGTAATATCCCTGATTCTCACCGGGCCGAGCCCTTTGACTTTAGTAAAATCCAGATCAAACAGGTCGTAGATACGCAAACATCCAGCGTCGAGTAAGATTTTCTCAATGGTCTTTGGCAAACACAATACTTCAATAGGCGCATCGGCTGACAAAAACTGCATCGTGGTACGGTACGCTTCAAAACTCTTAGAGAGTTCTTCTCTAAGTTTCTGCATTTTGATATCCTGCTCCATAGCAAGTTCTGAATTACCTTTTAATAAATCCACCGGAGGACTCCTGCATGACAAATTTAGCCGTAGAAACACCCAAACAAGACACAAAAATAGAAGAGAAGACAACTGTTACACAAGACCAGAGTTTATCACAACAAAAAATTGAAAATACACAACAAAAGCCAAATGAACAACAACCAGAAACGCATGAAGATCCCAACTGGAGAGCATTCCGCGAAGCCCGAAAGCGAGATCGTGCTGAAAAAGAAGATGCAGAACGAAGAGCTGCGGAGAAAGAGGCGGAGGCTGCTGCTCTTAAAGCAGCGATGGAGGCAGCTTTTTCAAAAGCATCACCTTCCCAATATGTGAACCCTTACGATCAACCCGAAGAGACCGAAGAGCAGCGCATTGAACGCAAGGTAAACGCGATCATTGAGCAGAAAGAGAAGCAATATGCCCGTGATCAACAGGAGCGCGAGCAGAGAGAGTATCCATCAAGGATTTCACGAGACATGCCGGACTTTAAACAAGTCTGTTCTCAAGAGGCTTTAGACTATCTGGACTACCATTACCCCGAGATTTCTAGGCCACTTCAAAGGCTTCCTGAAGGCTACGACAAATGGCACGACATCTACCACGCAGTCAAAAAGCTTATTCCCAACCAGGTCAACGCAAGAAAGGATTCAATGAAAGCAGACATGAACAGTCAAAAGCCTAAATCGATGGCATCTCCTGCTCCATCTCCAACCGGAGAGAATCCACGTGAATCATTCAATGATGCTCAACAACGCAGAGAACTCAATTGGCAAAGAATGCAGCGCATTATGAAGGGGGTATAAAATGGATATGGATCATATGAATGGAATATGTAAATCTTGTGATGAACTTTTTACTATTTTCCATAAGCATGCTCTTGCCTATGAAGAAGAGCAAAAAATTATTAGAGAAGAACAGGGAGATAAATTTGTGCAGCCTCCTCTTGGTTATTTCAACTTATACAGTGCTCTTGCAGATATGGCATTGGAAATGGTTTTTTTAGGAAAGTTTTTAGGAGATCTTCTTGAAGAAGCCGAAAAGAAGGAAAAATAAGAGGAATAATGCACACAAGTTTGAGAACTGATCTCGATAGGGTATACATAAAGCAACTTAGGAGTGGATATGGTAGCATCACATGTCGTTTGCAAAAAGTTTTAGAGACACTTTACAATCAAGACATTGAGGATGCAATACAACAGATTAAGAAAATACAATTGTTTTCCTGTGAATATTTTTATGAACAGATTGAGAAGGAATCAATTGAAGAAGGATGGGGTTTGATGAAGGAGGGAAGCAAAAGATTTTAGAATGATATATGATTAAATATTTTCATTTGATACACTTAGCCTAGCAGATCACAGAGGACTCGCCTCCTCAATTCCTGGCTGATTCTACGCCTCGCCGACGTAAGACTGATGTAACGGTTCGTCACCGTGACTAAATTCTTACTCAAGCGAGGACGTTATGTCATTTTCTACTGGAATCACAGGCATCCAGAATATGGCTCCGGAATTGCCCGTTCAGGCATCCGAAGACCTATTATCAACTCCCATGTTCAACTTGATCCACTCCTTTGGGGTTGATCTTCACCACGCAGAAAGCTACATCGGGAAAACAACCCGTATGTCGCGTTTTGAGCGCTTGTCTACTGATGGTGGACAACTAGACGGGTCTGGTATCGATCCAGCGTCAGAAGTGCCCGTCCGTACGGATATCGACGCTACTATGGAGATCTACGCGAAATCCATCGTGACAAATGAGCAGGTCAAAATATGCACAGCCTGCTTTAAACCCACTCTGAACAACTTGGAAGGCCTAAAGGCTGCATAAGCAGCCCATGGTAACCAGAGGCAACTCTTAAATAAGTTATAAGGAACCACGACGAGCATGAAGATTACGAAGTTCATCACAAAGATTGGCGCGAAGTTCATGGATCTCAGGTCTTACTTGAGGACCACGAAGGCCCTTTGCCCAAAACTTTTCTTTGCCGGACTTTACCATCTCCATGATGATTTCAGCCTGTCTTCTCTTAATGACAAGATAGGGATAGATGAGTTCGCAAATATGAAGAAGTCTTTCACCAGTACACTGCCACTTGTAAACGGTTTTAAGACTGTTTTTAGGGGTTTGTTTTCGAGTGTAAGTAAACTTCTTGCTGCCAAAATGTATCACAAGCCAATCGACGAGAACTTCATCGGTGGAACTTATGATCAAATAGGTGGTGTACCAGGGATTGCCATTTTTGGCTTTCGCATAGGAACCGGATGTAAGAGCTCCTTCTCCGTCAACTATGCCAGCCATATAAGCAATAACAGTCTCTGGATAAGTCTTGCGAATATAATCATATCTCATATGAAATCTCTCTCAAAGGTTATTGGTTACGTTAATGATAACATATTTAAGGAAGAGCCGCAACGACTAAGTGAGCGGGCCCTATTTTTTAGGGAAGCGATAGTCTGATCTCATAGGAAACTATGAGAGGGAAGGTCGAAGTGCCATCCCCGCCGAGAAATCGGTCAGTATGCCTGGTGCTGCGGGCAGAAAGTAACAGTCCCAATGTGTGCTTTGGGAAAACAGCAAAACCTTAACGAAGTTTACAGCCCTTTTGGGTCAGTGGCTCCGTGAAAAAGAGGATTTGCTCATGAGAGACTTGTTCTCTTCAAGCGTCTCTTACATCAACTGCACAGGCGGGATTAACGGCGATCAACCTAGTAACATTAGTTTAAACGATGTAAACAACATCGAAACTATCTTGCTAGGTAATGACGCGAGGTCAATGCTCACGGATTTACAAGCTACCTTGAGATTCGGTACAGCCGGCGTACGTGATGCTTTCATCGCTCTTGCCAGCACAAACTTGACAGCCGATCTGCAAAAGGTTCAAGGGGTATTGCTTAAGTCTGCCTATCCAACTCAGGAAGGAATCAGACCCGAAGAATACTGTTCCATCTCGCGATTCCGCTTCTTTGTCTCCTCAAAGGCTGCAAGGATTCCGGGGATCTCTCTAAAGGGTAACACCGTTTACACAATCCCAATGTACGGTCTAGAAGCTGCTGCAAAAGTGGAGCAGAACAACTATACCGCGATCATTGGTTACAGACCGCCTTGGGTGGTTTCTGCTGTTGCTCAGAACAGCCAACTTTATGCGAAGTTTGCGATTGCTCGCGCGATCACTAACCAAAACTGGATCTCTGGGCTAAACGCAACAACTGTACAACCATCTTAATAGGGGGATAGCATGCCTTTTACTATTGTTACTCAGGGAACTTTCAAACAGCCTGCAACAGCTGTTAACCAGATTATTCCGCTTCCAAGTGGTGCGGACTATTTCAAGACTATCAACTACACACAGATGTCTAACGCAACCGCTACCGCTTGCGTAGAGGCTGAGTGGTTCGGTGGTGGAATCACTCCCCCCAATGACGGGCTAAGATGGACAAAAACAGGTTCTAACGTCATTAGCATCGATAAGTTTTCTAACTCGACCGCTTCAGCTGGTTTTACCTACGTTACAAGTTTTCCTGCTCCTCAGGCTGCTTTGACAGGGTCAGTCATTACAGCAGCGAGCCCAGCTGTTGCAACGGTGACAAATACCTATTCTGAAGGTGACACAGTTGTTATTTACAACTCTGTAGGGATGGAGCAAATCAGTGGAATGACATTCACTATTTCCTCTGTGTCAAGCGGCGGTTTCACTCTATTAGGATTACCAGCAGCTGCATTTGCAGGTGCAGCAAGCTCATTCTTCGTTAGAAGGGTGAACCAATTCACACCTGTTGAGCCATCATTTTTGTATGTGACTAAAGTCAGCCAAGCTGCAAATGCTCAAGTGACTGTTTCACAAGCAAACAGCGTATATCTTGGACAGAAATTGGAATTCCAGGTTCCAGCATCGTTTGGAATGGTTCAGTTGAACAATTTCTTTCAGGCTCAAAGTAAGCCCATCGTGGTAACATCCATTGTGGATCCTTACAACTTCCTGATTAACATTGACACAACGAACTACACGGCGTTTGCGTTTCCTGCTAGTGCTTCATCTCCAACAGCTCAACTGTTCGCGACTGTAGCACCTGCTGGTCAATCAACGCAGTTTAATCCGATCACAATGGTACAGACTGGTTATAACTTCAACCAGATTCCGTTCCATACTGGTCAATTTATTCCTTACATGTACGTCCCTGCGGGAGCGGCTAGCCCTGGTGGTATCGCTGCGGACGTCATCATATGGCAAGCGTTTAAAATGGAGACTGGAACCATCAACGCCCCTGTTCCGAGTTAACGAAAGTCCCTGTTTCCAAAAGGGAGGGGACAATTACCCTCCCTTAGTTACATCCCGTTACATAGGAAATCATGCCCAACATATACCTACCAGGCGTTATACAGATCCCAAGCGCATTACTGATTACAAACATCACGAACTCATCGCCTATGGTTGTTACGTTCGCAATCCCAACAATAACCGCAGCGGACACATACATACCAGGACAAGCGGTACGTTTAACGGTCCCAATCACTTGGGGAATGTTCCAAGCGAATGGTCTCGTAGGCGTGATTCTATCGATCGATCCAATAGGACAGACAATGAGTTTAAACATCGATTCCACCCAGTTTGATGCCTTTGTGTACAACCCAACCAGTGTAGATACACCAGCAAGCTTAGCACCATCGGGTTCAAGGAATCTCCAATACAGCAATTCAACGGACCAAGTTCCGTTTCAATCCCTTAACAATATAGGTAACTAGATGGTCAAAATAAGAATGGTCACATCAGCAGGTGAAGAGCATGTGCTCGTTAATACGCTCACAAATAACGTTGCCTCAGACGATTTCAAGCATATGAAGCCTGAGCACAAGAAGGAAATGGAGCGTCAAAAGAAAGAAGACGCACGTATCGTTAAGGCAGAGTATATGAACAATCGAGGTAGACATGAAAGGCTTACTAAACCGTATTGCAAGTATGCTGGAGACCCTATACAGATCTGGCATTTCATCCCGGGAAAAGTATATGAAGTACCACTGGGATTAATTAACGAAGTCAATGACAAAAACAAGATCCTTAAAAGGCGCGAGGGTCTTGTGAGTGTAGATGGTGAGCCCGTACAGAAGAGTGAAGCTCCCCTTAGCCACGATGAAGATGGTGATTGGTTGCACCGATTCGTTGCCGCTTCCTTTTAACAAAGGTACCATATGTCCTCAGTACTTCCCGCAGATTCTACATATACATTTATTGAGACAAAGGTTCGCAGGCTTACCGCGTCTGCGAGCCAGTCGGCTATTACCAGCTCAGACATCCAAAGGGCGGTCAATACATTTTATAATAATGATTTTCCCTATGCGATCAAGATGGATCAGCAGAGGGCGGTTTACAAATTCTTAACAATTCCAAATGTAG